AGGAGTTCGTGTGCAAATAGAATTATTGGATATAATCGATGAAAAGAAAACCAGAAAGGAAGCTATCAAAGTCCTTAAAAAATACAGTCGCTTAAGACGGATAGCTGGAGAAGAATACGCTCCAAAAATAACAATATCCTACTCACTTGAACCAAGGTCATCAAGTGGTCAGACAAGTAAGCAGGTAGAAAGCATGGTCTTGCGTAGAGTATCAGCTCAGCAGGATTTAGAGTTAATTGCTAAAGCAATCAACAATCTTTCTGATATGGAATACACACGTATTCTAATCGAACGATATTGCAGGAAGAAAAGGAGGGAAGACTACAGCATTTATTCAGAACTAGGCTACTCATCTAGTGAGTATTATCGAATATTGAACAAAGCTCTATTAGAGTTTGCAGAGTCCTATCAAGCAAGCAACCTTTTGGTTTACAAGTGATTTCTGGGAAAATCTTGGGAAAAATTTGGGAAAATCCTGGGAGAATTGGAACGGAAAAAGGTGCTAAAATAGTATTATCCAATGATTGGCAACGAACAGTCATGAGGACTCCTAAAAATACAGAGGCTTCGGCCTCTTAGACAGTAAGGACAGGTTAGCAGGTTGTTTGGGTCTCCTTGAAACTTTTACCAAACGTGCGTTTTACTGCTAGACCAGCTGGTTCAATTCCAGCTACTGTCATATTCAATGCCACTACCAGTGGCTTTTTATGTAGAAAGGAGAGGTACATGAAGAAAGTAGAACCAATTCGTGATTTAGACGATATCGAACGAATGAAAAATTATTTAAAATCAAAAAGTGAACGAAACTATATTCTCTTTTTATTTGGGATATACTCAGGTTTACGAGTAAGCGATATTGTTCCTCTTCAAGTAAAACATGTTACCCAAGACAGAATAGAAATCAAAGAGAAAAAGACAGGGAAAATAAGAAGGTTCGCAGTTAACCCAGAGTTAAGAAAAGCCTTGAACCGTTACATAAAAGAAAATAATCTTGAAAGTTACGACTACCTCTTTCCGAGCCGAAAGAAAGTTAGGGGCGATGGACTTAGAATCAAGCATATAGGAAGAGTAGCTGTGTATCAATTTCTAAATGATGCAGCAAATCATTCTGGACTTGAACACATTGGTACTCACTCAATGAGAAAAACATTTGGGTACCATCACTACAAACAGAATGGTAATATAGCTATCTTAATGCAGATACTTAATCACTCTGCACCAGATATAACATTGGACTATATAGGCTATAATCAAGATGAAATAGATGAAAGTATGCTTACTTTTACGTATTAAAAGCATGTCTATTTATCATATTGAGAAACGGTAAATTCAATAAATTAGAAATGTAGTTGAAGCATTGCCTAGACTGAGTTGAAGCAGGTTCTCTCGAAAGTCACAAAATATAAGATATGTTAAATACAAGAGGGGGTGGGTGCATTAAAAACACCCCTGCTTTGAAAGATACCGAGGGGGTGCATTTGAGAATACCAACCCCCTCCCTTAAAAAGAAAGGACCCCCCTCCCTAGATGAATACCAACCCCCTCCGTGCAGACCGTAGTGGACCACATAGAGTAGCCTTCGAGAAGAACAAGAAGATTATCTTAAAGACAAGAAATACTTGTGGGATATGCGGTCAGCCTGTAGACAAAGACCTGAGATATCCTCATCCATTAAGTCCAGTCATTGACCACATCGTTCCAGTAAATAAGAACGGACATCCATCTGACATAGCTAACTTGCAGTTGGCGCATTGGCAATGCAATAGACAGAAGTCTGACAAGCTATATGCTGATGAGAAGACAAATGGAACAAAGGTAATTGGAAATAGGAATTTGCCACAAAGCACAGATTGGTTTAAGTACAAGGGTTAAAGAAAAGATACGTGATTGAGAAAAGGACGAGTGTTCCTACCAAGGTGGGGGGGTGACCCCCTCCCCCTCGGTGCTTCAGGGCTTCACACCGTCACTGTACATTTTTTCTCGCGGGAAATGAAAGGTAGTTGTATAAAATGACATTGAAAGGTATGGGCTATCTCAGGAAGAAGCTAGCCAATTACAAAATGGGTGTAGATACTAGATACAATCAGTATGCTATGCAACACAATGAGATGGATGTTGGTATTACGATACCCCCTCAAATCAGGCAACAATATCGGGCAGTCTTAGGTTGGGCTGCTAAAGGCGTTGATAGCCTAGCAGACCGTTTGGTATTTCGTGAGTTTGCTAATGATGATTTTGGGGCTAATGAAATCTTTGCACAGAACAATCCTGATGTATTCTTTGATAGCGCGATCCTTTCAGCTCTGATTGGATCGTGTTGTTTTGTCTACATCTCGCAAGGAGACGATGATGACGCTCCTCGGTTGCAGGTTATCGAAGCAAGCAATGCAACTGGTGTTCTGGATCCTATCACTGGTTTGCTGACAGAGGGCTATGCCGTTTTGAAACGAGATGACAATGGTTATGCCGTGCTTGAGGCTTATTTTACTAGGGATGTAACTTGGTTCTATCCGAAAGATGGAAAGCCGTTTGCAATAGGAAATCCAACGGGTGTTCCTTTGCTGGTGCCAGTCATTCATAGACCTGATGCGGTTCGTCCGTTTGGTCGGTCACGAATTACTAGGGCTGGGATGTACTATCAGAGATATGCTAAACGAACGCTTGAGCGGTCAGATGTTACTGCCGAGTTCTATTCATTCCCTCAGAAGTATGTGTTGGGATTGAGTCAAGACGCTGAGACGATTGATACTTGGAAAGCGACTGTGTCTAGCTTGCTTATGTTTACAAAAGATGATGAAGGGGACAAGCCGAATGTGGGACAATTCACCACGTCCAGCATGTCTCCTTTTACTGAGCAGTTACGGACTGCAGCTGCTGGATTTGCCGGAGAGATGGGTTTGACCTTGGATGATCTTGGTTTTGTTTCAGACAATCCGTCATCTGTTGAAGCTATCAAGGCGAGTCATGAGAACTTGCGGTTAGCTGGTCGGAAGGCTCAGCGATCTCTGGGCTCTGGTTTGCTGAATGTGGCTTATGTGGCTACTTGTTTACGAGATGAGTTTCCGTATTTGAGAAAACAGTTCAATAAAACGGTCGTGAAGTGGGAGCCTTTGTTCGAGGCGGACGCTAACATGCTGACCTTGATTGGTGATGGTGTTATCAAATTGAATCAAGCGGTGCCTGGCTATATGGATGCTGAAACCATCCGTGACTTGACTGGAATTAAAGGGTCAGACAAGACTGCTCCAATAGTGAAGGAGGATATAGATGGTGGAGGATATCGTTCCGAGCCTGCTCAAGAAAATCAAGTCTGAGTTTGAAGGTGCTAGGCTAGACAGCGAGGTCTTGAAAGACTTGCTGTCTAAACTACATCATAGCAAGGCGAGTTATTTGGATGCCAATCAATATGCTATTGAAATTGGAGAGATACTTTCTAAGGCTCTGGGAGCCTCTCTAACGAACGAAACGCTACCAGACGGTAAAATGTATTACAATATCGCTCAACGTGTGCTGACGGACGTTCTGGGGCGAAATTATGAGCTTGTGAGTGATTATGCTGAACAAGTTCAGAAGAATTTGAACTCTGAGGCTAAAATTGGGTTAGCTGCTCAGGTTCCTGAATTGAATCAAGACAGAATTGATGGTCTCGTTAATCGTTTAGCCAGTGAGGAAAGTTTTGATGATGTTCGTTGGTTATTAGAAGAACCTGTTGTGAATTTTACTCAGTCAATAATTGATGATAGCATCCAGAAAAATGCGGAATTTCATCATAAATCTGGCTTGCAACCTGAGATTGTAAGAAAATCAGCTTATCATTGTTGTGAATGGTGTCAGGAAGTTCAAGGTACTTATAAATACCCAAGAGTTCCAAAGGATATTTATCGAAGACATCAACATTGCCGATGTACTGTGGATTATGACCCTAAAAGTGGTAAGGTCCAAAATGTTTGGAGTAAGGCATGGGGTAAAAGTGATAAAAGTGATAAAATAGAAGCAAGAAAGAACATAGGAATACAATCTGAAATCAGTCAGGTTAGAAAACTTGCTCTTCAAATAGGGATAACTTCAAATCCTATCAAAAAAAGCCGTAACAAATTGACTGAGGAACAAATAATCGAAGCTGTTAGTGGTGGAGACAAGACAAGAGGATCTTGTTCATCAGCAGCATTTGCTTATATTGGGAACAAAGGTGGATATACTGTTCTAGATTTTAGAGGTGGAGAGAGTTGCGATTTCTTTTCTAGGAATAGCAGAATCAATATGATTGGAAACCTACCAGGTGTTAGGATGCATGTCGCAAAAAACACAAATGATTTCAAAGCTACAAAGGAATTGTTGGAAAATGTAGAAAACGGTAATGAATACTACTTGGCAACAGGTAGGCATGCTGCAATCATTAGGAAGAATGATAATCTAGTTGAATATTTGGAGCTTCAATCAAAAAATGTAAATGGATTTAAACCGTTTGATAACACTGTTTTAAAAAAAAGATTTAAGGCTCAGAAATCTCATGCTGTAAGGGGACGTAAATATGATGTAGATAGTTATCTTATTGATGTAAATTCATTAAAAGACAATCCTGAATTTCATAACATATTGAGTTTCCTTAACACAGCTGAATCTAAGCAAATGAAAGGTATCGAAGGACATGAAAAGTGATTACGAAGAAGTGAATTGGTCAGAGTATTGTTACAAGGAAAACGATGATGATAAAACTTGGTGGGTTGATACTTCATGGTATGCCAAAGGATTGATGCTAATCACATTTGATAAAAAGAAGTTCTATAACCTTTTTGAAGATTATCCTCAAAACATGACTTCTGAGGAGATTGAAATCTTTGATAAAGAAAATCCATTTTGGGCTGATTTCTTTTCGGACCGAAAATAAGAAATTTGAAGCACTCGTAAGGGTGCTTTTATTATGCTTAGAAAGGAGTAACAATGGGAAACACGATTGATTTTTCAGAGAAAAAGTCTAGTCTGGAGCGTGGTGCTTCTGTGAAAGAAATTTTGGAGGAAAATCTTGAGGCTAGTCATGACTACACTTCGGTATTGGTAGTTTCTTTGGATAAAGATGGTGAGATAAATCTTGGCTATAGCTGGGATAGTAGTTTGCAGGCATTGGGAATGCTCGATGTTGCTAAAAACTATATTTTGAACGTGATCAATTAAATCATCCCAGCGATAGGGTTATCATGCGGTACGATTGAAAGGAGCAGTGGATGGCTAGAAAGAAACTTGGCAATCAGAATCCTACTCAATCGGTAATTTTAAAATACGTCAAGAAAAATTCTAAGGCGAAAGAAGCGGTAGAAATCTACGAGCGGACGGGTCTTTCTTGCTACGCTTGGCAAGTCAATCTGTTGACCTCTATCATGGCGGTTGACAAGGATGGTTTGTGGGTGCATCAAAAATTTGGCTACTCTATTCCTCGTCGTAATGGGAAGTCTGAACTCTTGTACCTTTTTGAACTTTGGGGCCTGCATAATGGACTAAACATCCTACACACGGCCCATCGAATATCTACCTCCCATTCCTCTTTTGAAAAGGTTAAACGATACCTTGAAAAAATGGGATATGTGGACGGTGAGCACTTTAGCTCTATACGAGCCAAGGGACAAGAGCGGATTGAACTGTTTGACGGTGGTGGAATTGTACAATTCCGTACCAGAACATCCAATGGTGGTTTGGGGGAAGGTTTTGACCTTCTTGTAATCGATGAGGCTCAGGAATATACAACTGAGCAGGAATCGGCATTGAAATATACGGTAACGGATAGTAGCAATCCAATCACAATCATGTGTGGGACACCTCCTACACCTGTTTCAAATGGGACGGTATTCACAAATTACCGTAAGACTTGCCTGTTTGGGAAAGGAAAATACTCTGGTTGGGCAGAATGGTCAGTTTCTGAGGAAAAAGAGATTGATGATGTCGATGCTTGGTATAACTCCAATCCCTCAATGGGTTACCATTTGAATGAGCGTAAGATAGAAGCCGAACTTGGTGATGATAAGTTAGACCATAACGTGCAGCGTTTGGGTTATTGGCCAGAATACAACCAGAAATCTGCCATTTCGGAAACGGAATGGAATGAGTTGTGTGTGGACTCTATGCCTGATTTATCAGGTAAGTTGTTTGTCGGAGTCAAATATGGTCAAGATGGCGCAAACGTGGCGTTGAGTATTGCTGTTCGTACAGTAGATGAGAGGATTTTTGTTGAGACAATTGACTGTCAGTCAGTCCGTAATGGGAATGACTGGATCTTGGATTTTGTCAAGCGTGCCGATGTGGCTACTATCGTAGTCGATGGAGCAAGTGGTCAGAAAATCCTTGATGAAGAGTTGAAGAAGGAACGCATGAAGAGCGTGATATTGCCCACGGTCAAAGAAATTATCGTGGCTAACTCTATGTGGGAGCAGGGGATTTATCAAAAGACCTTGTGCCATGCTGGTCAACCGTCTTTGAAGAAAATCACAACCAACTGTGAGAAACGGAACATCGGTTCAAACGGTGGGTTTGGCTATCGCTCGCATTTTGCGGATATGGATATTTCTTTGATGGATAGCGCCTTGCTTGCGCATTGGGCTTGTGTCACAACTAAGCCTAAGAAAAAGCAAAAAATCAGTTATTAAGAGGAGCAGTTGAGATACTGCTTTTTTTGATGCCTAAAAATTACCGAACTGCCGGGAAAGCAGGAGAAAGGAGACATGAAGATGTCTGAATTTAAAACGATTGAAACACAGGAAGAACTTGACAACATTGTAAAAGAGCGTATCAGACGTGAGCGCGAAAAATACAGTGATTATGAAGAGCTTAAAAACCGTGTCTCAGAGCTTGAAACTGAAAACAGTGCTTTAAAGTCAACTGTTGAAGATGATAAGCAAACCAGAGCGGATTTAGACGCTCAAATCACAGACTTGCAAGGAAAAGTAACGAATTACGAAACCGCAAGTCTACGAACTCGTATCGCACTACAGAATGGCTTGCCGTATGATTTAGCAGACCGCTTACAAGGTACAGATGAAGAGGCATTGAGGGCTGACGCTGAGCGTCTAGCTGGCTTTATGCGACCAGCTACACCTCAAGCACCGCTAAGAGATACGGAGCCCCCTATCGGTGATGACAAAACTATGCAAATGAAGCAAATGCTTCGTGAATTACAACCAAAAGGAGAATAGAAATTATGACAGATAATGCAATGAAAGCTGGAACACTTTTTAAACCAGAACTAGTAAAAGAAGTTATTAGTAAAGTACAGGGACATTCTGTACTTGCTAAGCTCGCATCTCAAACACCGATTCCTTTCAATGGAGTGGAGCAATTCATCTTCAACCTTGAAGGTAATGCTCAAATTGTTGGGGAGGGAGAACAAAAACTTGGAAATAAAGCGAAGTTGACTTCAAAAGTTATCAAACCGATTAAATTTGTTTACCAAGCTCGTATGACAGATGAGTTCAAATACGCTTCAGAAGAAAAACAAATGAATTTCTTGTTAGAGTACATTGATGGATTCGCCAAGAAAATCGCTGAAGGATTTGATCTTGCTGCTCTTCACGGTCTTGAACCAAAATCCATGACAGATGCAACTTTCCGTGCAACAAACTCATTTGACGGTGTGATTACTGGTAATATTGTTACATATGATGAAGCGCATATCGATGATAATATTGATGCTGCAGTTCAAACGATTGTAGCGAAAGGTGGGGAAGTGACAGGCCTTGCCTTGTCTACAACTGCAGGCCAAGCATTGGCAAAAGTTAAGGTAAATGGTGTTGTTCAATATCCTGAGTTCCGTTTTGGTCAAAATCCTGATTCATTCTACGGCATGAAGTCAGATATTAGTAAAAATCTCACTGTAACTGGTGGTACCGCTGAAACAGACCACGTTATTGTAGGGGATTTCCAAAACCGCTTCAAATGGGGTTATGCTGAAAATATTCCAATGGAAATCATTGAATACGGTGATCCAGATGGTGCAGGTCGTGACCTTAAAGCCTACAACGAAATCTGCTTACGTGCAGAAGCTTTTATCGGTTGGGGTATTCTTGATGAAGAAGCCTTTGCTCGTGTGAAAGCGTAAGTTTTATGGCTTTATACCGTGATTTAAAATCGGGTGTTATAATCGCCTCTGAGTGTATTCTTGGGGGCGATTGGGTGCCTGTTGAAGATACGGCGCCAAACGGAAGCGATATGACCGTAGCGGAATTGAAGTCTAGTTTGGATGAACTAGGCATTGATTACGATAAGAGTTCAAAAAAATCCGATTTGGTAGCCTTGTACGAGGAAAACAAGGGTTAAGCTATGGGAAATTTTGCAAAGATTGAAGACTTGGAATTGTTATGGCGCTCGTTGAAATTTGATGAGCGTGCAAGGGCTGAGGCTTTGTTGGAAGTTGTATCTAATTCTTTGCGAGTGGAAGCTGAAAAAGTCGGTAAAGACCTTGATGATATGGTAGCTGAGAGCGTGTCATTCGCTAGTGTTGCCAAGTCTGTGACGGTCGATATCGTGGCACGAACCTTAATGACCTCAACAGACCATGAACCGATGACTCAAGTTTCTGAAAGTGCCTTGGGTTATTCGTTTAGTGGTTCTTACCTTGTTCCTGGAGGCGGTCTCTTTATCAAAGACACCGAACTGAAAAGGCTTGGTTTGAAGAAAAAACAACGATATGGAGCGATTGAAATTTATGACCTACCTAAAAGGAATCCCTGTCATTTTAGTGGACAAGGTAGAAATTGGTAACGACGATTTCGGTCATCCAATTCATCGTGATGTTGAGATTGAGGTTCAAAATGTATTGGTTGCCCCAACTTCATCAGAGGACGTTATCAATCAAATGAATTTGACTGGGAAAAAGGCGGAATATACACTCGGTATTCCTAAAGGAGATACTAACAAGTGGGAGAACCGTGAGGTCAAGTTTTTTGGTCGCAAATGGCGGACAATTGGCATACCTCAAGAGGGGATTGAGTCAATGATTCCATTATCTTGGAATAGAAAGGTCATGGTTGAAGTTTATGAGTGATATGAAGTTTCAATTGAACTCGGCTGGCGTATCTGCTCTGTTACGTTCTCCTGAAATGCAAGCTATTTTAGAAGAGAAAGGTCAAGGGATTGCTGAAAGAGCTGGTGAGGGGTTTGAATTGACCGTATCGCCAGGGCAGAAGCGTGCCAATGCAAAGATTAGTACGACTGATATCAAGAGCATGGCTAGAAATAAAAAACATAATATTTTACTGAAGGCTATGAGATGATCGAATTAGTTATAAAGAAATTTTTGGACGGACAGTTAGATGTTCCGTCTTTTTTTGAGCATAAGCCGAATATGCCTGAAAGTTATGTCATTTTAGAAAAGACTGGAAGCGGTGGAAGCGACTACGTTCATTCCGCTACATTCGCTTTTCAAAGTTATGCACCATCACTTCAAAAGGCTGCTGAGCTGAATGAGAAAGTCAAGAAAGTAGTTGAGGATCTCATCACGGTCAACGAAGTTAGCGGTGTGCATCACAATAGTGACTACAACTTTACAGACACGGAAACGAAGCAATATCGCTATCAAGCGGTATATGACATCAATTATTTTTAAAAAGGAGGTGTAGTTTTGGCGCCAGAATTAGAAGCACCAGAAGTAAGAACACCAAATGCAGAATCAACAGGAGGAAAGAATATGACGACTGCATCAGCATCAAATGTAACGGCTGCTAAGCCTAAAATTGGAGGAGCAGTATCTACTGCACCAGCTGGAACAAATCTACCACTAAATGCCAAAACAGTATTGGATGCTGCATTTAAAACGCTAGGTTACATTTCAGAAGATGGATTGACCAATGAGAACTCACCAGAGTCAGAAGAAGTCAAGGCTTGGGGTGGACAAACAGTCTTGTCTTCTCAAACTGAAAAGAAAGATACCTTCAAATATAAATTGATTGAAGGTCTGAACATTGAAGTCTTGAAAGAAGTCTATGGACCAGATAACGTTTCAGGAACACTTGAAACAGGTATCACTGTAAAAGCTAACGGTAAAGAATTGCCAGAACATAGCTTGGTTATTGATACATTGTTGAAAAATGGTTATGTAAAACGTGTTGTCATCCCTCGTGGGAAGGTTAGCGAAATTGGCGAAATCAGCTATAAAGACGGCGAACCTATCGGCTATGAATTGACGATCACTGCATTACCAGACAATAGTGAGAACACTCACTACGAATACATTCAAGGAGCGTAAAGTAAATGGAAGAAATCTTAAAAGGAACAACAGAATCAGGGTTTGAGTACAAAATTCCTAAAAAACGATTGAAAAACTTTTATCTCATGCGTGCAGCTTCCAAAATGGAAAAAGGTGATTTTGAAGCAGCTGAAAAAATGCTCAATCTTCTTTTCGGTGAAGAACAAGCCGAAAAATTCTTGAATCATTTGGAAGAAGGGGAAGATTTCCTTGATTTTGAAGTGTTATTCGCGGATATTAAGAGTATTTTCGAAGCTAATAAAGAGTTAAAAAAATCTTAGTCCTTGCTCAGATGATTGCCTTAGACGAGGATGCTCTTATCTGTGATTTAGCGGAAACCTATCAGATATACGACTATAAACAGCTACCTTTAAATGAGGTGGCTGTTTTTGCGTATGGGTTGCGTGATGATTCGCGGATAAAACAGATTATGTCTGACCAAATCGTCCCTCTGGAAACGACGTTACTTGCAAGTATCGTAGATAGACTTTCACTCTCTTTGTGGTTGCAAACAAAAGATGGGCAAAAGGGTGTTAATCGCCCAACGTCAATTGCTGAAATGCTAACAAAAAATCACAAAGAAGAGAGAGATGAAAGGGATTATCTCGTCTTTGAATCTGGTGAGGACTTTGAAAATTATCGCAAGGCTTTGCTTGCGAAAACAGGAGGTGAGGAATAGTGGCGACCGAATTAGGAAAGGCCTATGTACAAATCATTCCATCTGCTAAAGGCATTAGTGGCATGATTCAAAAGGAAATGGGTGGTGAAGTTGCCTCGGCTGGCGTTAGCGCAGGCGAATCCCTCGGATCCAAAATGATGGGAGCTGTTTCGGGGGTTATTGCTGCCGCTGGAATTGGTAAGGCAATCGGAGCATCGATAAACGAAGGTGCAGCTCTCCAACAATCGCTTGGTGGTATCGAAACCTTATTTAAAGACTCAGCTGATAAGGTCAAAGGATTTGCAAACGAGGCCTATAAGACAACAGGTCTTTCAGCCAATGCCTATATGGAAAATGTTACAGGTTTCTCAGCAAGCTTGCTACAATCTCTCGGCGGAGATACAGATAAAGCAGCAGAAACAGCAAACATGGCCATGATTGATATGTCGGATAATGCTAATAAGATGGGGACATCTATGGAAAGCATTCAACTGGCTTATCAAGGGTTTGCCAAGCAGAATTATACGATGCTAGATAACCTTAAATTGGGTTATGGTGGTACGAAGCAAGAAATGCAACGGCTTTTGTCCGACGCAGAAAAATTGACAGGCGTTAAGTATGACATGAATAACTTGTCAGATGTTTATAGCGCTATTCACGCTATCCAAGAGAATTTGGACATCACTGGTACAACAGCAAGAGAAGCAGCAACAACTTTCACTGGATCATTTGAGTCTATGAAAGCAGCTGCTCAGAACGTTCTTGGAAAGTTGTCTTTGGGTGAAGATATTCAACCTGCACTACAAGCTTTGATGGAAACGACATCTACATTTCTTTTCGGGAACCTAATTCCGATGATTGGAAATATTTTGAAACAAATTCCTAACCTTATTTTAGGAGGAATTAAGGGTATTTTCAGTGGAATCTTCGGTGAAGGTCTAGGAAGTATCATGGGTGGTATCGTTACCGCTCTTGGTTCTGCATTTTTAGCTTTTAAAGCATTTTCGGCAGTCTCGGGATTGCTATCTGGAATACCTGCTGTCTTAACGACAATTAAAACAGCAGTTACGGGTCTATTTACTGCAATGAGTGCCAATCCTATTGGAATTGCAATCGCAGCTATTGCTGCATTGACTGCAGGTTTGGTTTATTTCTTTACTCAAACCGAGATGGGGAGACAAATCTGGCAAAGCTTCATGGATTGGTTCTCTGGTGTGTGGCAATCTGTCGCACCAGTCTTGACCGAAGTTTGGAATGGTATTGTTGAAACAGCTACAACCGTCTGGAACAATATGATGGCTGTTGTTGCTCCAATTATTCAAGCGGTTGTTGATTTTATTAGGTCCGTTTGGGATGGTATTTCCCTATGGTGGACTGAAAATCAAGGGTTGATTCAACAAACGTTCACAACGGTTTGGAACGCAATCCAGACAGTTATTCAGACGGTTATGCCGATTATTCAATCCATTATTGAAACCGCAATGAATATCCTTGCTCCTTTCATTGAAGGGACTTGGAATAATATTTGTACGGTTGTAACAACGGTTTGGGAGTTGATTAAGATTGCTATTCAGACGGCTATGGATGTCATTAGTGGTATTATAAAAGCAGTCATGGCTATCATCAATGGTGATTGGGGGACTGCTTGGAATGCTATAAAAGGCGTCGGTGAGGCGATTTGGAACGGGTTGTCTGCTGCAGGTAAGGCTATCTTTGATGGCTTTGCTCAGATATTGTCTAATATCTGGAACACAATCAAATCTGTCGCAAGCAGTGCTTGGGAAGGGTTGAAGTCAACGGTATTAGGTTTGATTGATGGACTTGTCCAAGGAGCTCAGCGAGCGTGGGAGAGTATGAAGCAAGGCGTTAGTGACCTTGTAAGCAATGTTACGAGTATCTTTGATGGCATTCGAAACATTGACCTATGGTCAGCAGGTAAGGCTATCCTTGATGGATTCCTTGGCGGTTTGAAGTCTGCTTGGGGAGCAGTTACTGACTTCGTTGGTGGGATTGCTGGTTGGATTGCTGACCACAAGGGTCCGATTGAGTATGACCGCAAGCTCTTGATTCCTGCTGGTAATGCGATTATGCAAGGTTTGGATAGAGGGTTGCAAGACCGTTTTAAAGGTGTTAAGAAATCTGTCAGCGGAATGGCTGGCGAGATCTCAAACGCATTTTCAAATGATGATTTTGGATTGAGTGGAACACCTACTATTGTCAAAAATCTTGAAGCAAGTTTGGCTATGCCAAGCGCTCAAATCGAGGCAAAAGACAGTCAAACCGTGTCTGAGATAGCGATTCTGAGAGCAAGTATGGAGAAGATCCTTACTGCTATCCTTGAAAAGCCGTCAGATACTTACCTGGACGCTGATAAAATTTCAATGAGCGTCTACCAACGCCAAGGTGCGATTTACGCTAGGGAGGGAATTTAATGGAATACATGATTATCAATGGTTTCAACACTTCAACCATTCCTAAATGTGTTGTAACCGACTTTGGCGAGATAGAGGCTGCTAAACCTAAGGTCTCGGAAACAGCTACCCTTTTTGGGGTCAACGGGAATTACCGTGTCTTGGACGGTGCTTATGAGAGTTATGAACGAACGTTTGCCTTTTACATTCCAAGGACGGTAGACCCGTCTAAAATCGTTGAGAGATTCCAACCAAATGATAATACGCTAGAATTTAGCTATCAGCTAGGCTCTTTATTTTACGCTGATTTCATCAGTGCAAAATACAAACCTCAAGGCATGCACGGTTGGAAACTTGAAATCAAGTTGAGTATGCAACCGTTCCGATATCAGAAAAATGTTGTTCCATTGGTTTTCACTGCAAGTGGCAATATCAACAATACAGGTTCAGTCTATAGCGAGCCTGTGATTGAGATTGAGGGGGACGGAGATATTTCTTTGACTATTGGACGGACAACTATGCACTTGACCATTAGACGAAAAGTGACCATCGATTGTAGGCATAAGAAGCAGAATATCTACAATGCAGATGGAGTGGTTCAAAACACTTTACGAAAACGTGGAGGATTCTTTGAATTGGCAGTAGGTAATAACGGTCTGGTCTTTACTGGCGCCGTTCGTAAGATCACGGTTCGGCCAAATTGGAGGTATATCTTATGATTTATGTTACAGAAGGCAACACGCCTTTAAACGAGGCCTACAATGACGAAATCGTTCAGGAAGGAAACAATACCTATCAACTGACCTTTCGTTTTCCTACATCGGATCCTAAGTGGGAATTGCTGAAAGAGGAAACCTTTTTAACAGCTGATGACCTGCATGGTGAGCAGGATTTTTACATTTTTGAGATTGAAAAGCAACAAGGATATATCCAAGTCTATGCCAATCAGGTTATCAGCCTGTTAAATAACTACATCGTCAGCTCTATCGATGTGGATCGTGTCAGTGGGACGAGGGTGTTGAGTGCTTTTGCTGGTAGTATTACCAGAGCCAATCCTTTTTCTTTCTTCTCTGATATTGATGATAGACATACGCTCAATATCAAGGACAAGAATGCTATGGAGGTCTTGGCGAAAGACAAGCATTCTATCCTTGGTCAATGGGGCGGAGATATGGTGAGAAATGGCTACAATTTACGCTTGCTGAAGAATGGCGGTTCTGAAAATGAATCGCTTTTTATGTACAAGAAAAATCTATCTAGCTATCAGCATAAGACCTCAACGAAATCTTTGAAAACTCGGATAACTTTTAAAACAACTGTTAAAGGCGAGGGAGAAAAGGCGCCTGATGTTGATTATGTAGTAGTAATTGATAGCCCCTTGCTTGGGAAATATAGCCAAATATATGAAGCAGTTGTTGAGGTCAATGACCAGAACGTCAAAGACCAAGCTAGCTTGATTGAATACGGTAAGCAGTATTTTCGGACAAGTATGTGTGACATGCTGGAAGATAATCTTGAAATCTCGGTTGTCGGCCAGAGTGATGTCGCGGTTCGGATGTTTGATGTGGTCAGTATCTATCACGATTGGTATGGTCTTGATGTTCGTAAGAAAATCACAAAATATACCTATTCGCCAATGGCAAAACGTCTGAAATCAATAGGTTTTGGGACATTCCAGTCCAGTCTTGCGAATGCGATCGGTGGGATTGTAAATGATGCCGTTTTGAATGAAAGCCAAAATCTGCATAAGATTTTTGAAGAACGTTTGAAAAAGGAAATCGCCAACGCCGACCGTGCGTTTGATGCTGAATTTGCCAAGCGTGAGAAAGATATTACGGACGGTATCGAACTGGCCAAGGCCAAGGCGGAAGAAGTCAAGCAAGAACTCTCTGATACTATCAGTCAGCGCTTCGACAGCTTTGCCGATGGTCCACTGAAAGAAGCTAAACGTAAGGCTGAAGAAGCATTGAAAAATGCTGGCGCAAGTAGTTCTCTTGCTCAGGAAGCCAAGCGGATTGGGTTGGATTCTGTTGCCAAACTTGAAGCGTTTAAGTCACAGACTACGAGCGCACAAACGGCTCTGTCAGGTAACTTGGATGCTCTGAAACGGACTATCGCGAACGATATTCGACCGAAGCAAGCACGGGCTGAAGCTGAGATTGCTAAGCAAGTTGAAGCACTTAACAAGACCAAGAATGAGTTGGCTGGTGTGAAGTCAGCGCAAGCGACGTATGAAGAGACAACGACTCGTAGACTGTCAGAATTGACCAACTTGGCTAATGGTAAAGCCAGCAAGTCAGAACTCACACAGACAGCCGAGGAGCTGGCTAGTAAGATAGCGAGTGTGCAGGTTGGGGGGCGGAATTATATCCGAGGAACAAGACGCATGGCTCTAGCCAGCGGATTGTGGACATCAGGTACCTTTAGACCATCAGGCGTTGGGACAGCAAAGACTATTGATGTATCAAACAGTCCAGCGACTGGATTTGATAAAGCAATACGATTGACCTCAAGTAACGCTAGAGACCAAATCGGAATTGCTCAGGACAGGTTTGAAATTATGTCAGGAACCTATACTATGTCTGTTTGGGTAAAAGGTTCAGTTGGGCAAAGAGTTAGGATACAAACCTACTGGGCGCCTGACGATGCAACAGGTATAAGTCCATATTTTATCTTGAAAGATGATAAATGGACATATTTGACATTTTCGAGCGAGCGGAAAAAAGCTGGAACCGTATCAATTGGCTATGTATATCTCGTAAATGCTGATGAGGGAGAATACTTAGATGTTCTTGCGCCCCAGTTGGAAAACGGGAGTTTAGCGACAAGTCCGAAAGAAGCTCCAGAAGATACAGACGGCCAAATCTCAGCCGTCGAATCAACCTTTAAGCAACGGGCTGATTCACTTGATGCTGGTGTGAGAAGTCTGACTGAAGGTCTCAGAACCAAGGCGGATATCAGTGCACTCAACGTTACCGCTGAGAACATCAGGCAGTCTGTGAAGAATCTTGAAACAGACACGCAGAACAAGCTGAATCAGAAGTTGAGTCTGGCTGAATTTGAGGTGCGGGCTGGCTCTATCCGCCAAGAAATCCTGAACGCAACCAAGGACAAGGCAGATAAGACTTTGGTCATAACTGAAGCTGGGAAATTGCGAGAAGAATTTTCGAAGATGAAGGTCGGTAGTCGTAACTATGCTGAAGACTACGACTTTTCAAGAGGACTTTGGTACTATATTCAAGGTGATAACAGCCCCCAAGATTGGACTATCTCAAACGGAGAATATAACGTTAAAGGTACGACTAATACTTGGAAGCAAATGCAAATTTTCTCAAAAGAAGGAAGTATAGTTTCAGGTAAAAGCTCGACAGCTCTTCTTGAGTTGGAACTTGGCGAAACCTACACACTTTCATTTCAAGGAATTTGCTACTCTGGAAATCCAAGCGTTTGGGTCTCTTTGAGAGCTAATCGAACAGTACCTGGCAATCCTGGAATCATATATGACAGTTTTAATCTCACATCTAGCTGGCAGACCTATCAAGTCACTATCCCAGCGCTGACCAAGCCTGATAATTTTGACTTTTGGCGAATTATTCTTGGTTATAATGAGATAGGACATGTAGCCTTTCGCAAGGTCGAATTAACCAGAAGCTCTACTCGTATAGATGCAGGTCCTGCTCCTGAAGATGGCAAGACTGACCTGGTCGTTGCCAAGTCTGAATTTCAGAAAACTGCTGAAGGTCTGTCTGCTAAGTTGGCATCCGTAGAAAACTATGTCAGTCAAGATGGTCAGCGACAGGAAGCCCTACAGCGTTACTCTCGAGAAGAGAGTGCACGACAAGCGACAGCAGTCCGTGAGTTGGTCACTCGTGATTTTGTTGGTAAATCGGCTTACCAAGAAGATGTGAAGGGTATCAATCAGAAGATTGAATCTGTTAAAACTAGTGCGAATAAAGAAATCGCTAGTCAAATCGCAAGCTATCGTCAATCTGTAGATGGTAAGTTCACGGATATTTCAAGTCAGATAACTACTTATAAGCAAGATGTGGGCGGTCAAATCAGTGGTCTATCAAATAGACTTACAAGCAGTGAGCAAGGAACTACTACTCAGATTTCAAATCTTTCAAATCGGATAAACAGTAACAAACAAGGAACAGATACTCAGATTTCAAATTTAACTACTCAGGTCGCTACAAACAAGGATAATGCTGAACGACAAATGGGTAGAATATCTGATCAAGTTTCTGCAAACAAAGTAAATGCTGATAGTCAATTTGCGAATGTGAGCAATCAACTAGCACGAAAAGTAGAGACTACTGACTTCCAGCGTGTCAAAGAAACCAGCCAGCTTTATGAGCGGATTATTGGTACAACTGAAGATGGTATTGCAGATAAGGTCGCTCGCATGGCTATGACTAATCAACTGTTTCAGGTTGAGGTTGCAAAAGCTGCAAAAGGTGGCCGGAATTATATCAGAAATGGTCAATTTAAGAACGGTTCGAAAAATTGGCTTGAATATCAATCTGTTAATTTTGGTTTGAATTTCAACTATCAACACTCTCAAAATCCTAATAATCGAAATCGTCCAGGACTACACTTCTATCACGAATCTCAAGATGTTGCTAATTATTTTGGAATTCAGCAATCTTTTGCATTTGATGGTGTTCAAGGCGAGAAAGTGAGTGTATCTCTTCTTGTTTCAAAGGATGGTGGTGACAGCAACAGTGGCTTGAAAGTCGCTTTACACTACATAAAAAACAAAAACATTGTTGGACAAGAGTGGCAAAGTATCCCAAGTCCACAAATAACATCGAAGTACAAGCGTTTCACATTTACGTTTACTTTATCAGACGATGTCGAGAATCTGAACTTGATGCTTTACGGCGAAAAAGGGAAGACCATTAATCTCTATTTGACAGATGTTCAGCTCGAAAGAGGTTCTGTCGCGACGGACTACAAAGAAGCTCCTGAAGACACAGAGGAAGCTGTTCGCACGGTTCAAAGGCAGCTTGATGGTTCATGGTCTGTTCAAAATATCAATTCAGCTGGAGATATCATTTCTGGAATCAATCTGGGTGCTAACGGTCACAACCGTATCACTGGTAAACTGACCCACATCACGGGTGAAACCTTGATTGATAATGCAGTCATCAAGTCAGCCATGATTGATAAGCTGAAGACAGGCAATTTTGAAGCTGGTTCAGTCACGACTACGATTTTAGGCGCCGAAGCGGTGACGGCTGATAAGTTGAAAGTTGATTTCGCACTCGTTAGAAAACTCACTGCGAATGATGCATTCATTGAGCAACTGACTTCTAAACGTATCTTTTCTACTAAGGTTGAATCTGTCGTATCTAGCTCAACGTTTCTTGAAGCTTACCAAGGTCGAATCGGTGGATTTACACTTGGTCAATTTGACTATGGGGGTGGTCGCTGGATTTCTGGTGTCAATCAGTTCTCTGTTGGTATGGGGAATGGCGCTGGTTATGGAGTCAAGACAGCCTTCTGGGCTAATTGGGGCAATAGTTGGGACTATGCAGGACCTAAAGCATGGTACGTAAATACCGATGGAAAAATGTACTGTAGAAATGAAGCCGGTTTTTATGATCAAGTAGACTTTTCGAATTCATCGAGTGCAAACTTTTATGGGAATACTACTTTTTCTCGTTCTCCTGTATTTTCAAATGGTATCGAACTTGGAAGCAAAGACGTCTTTGGTGATGGTTGGAATCCCAAAGGCGGAAGGAATGCGGTTGTTTGGTGGAATCAGGTCGGTAGCGGTAGCGTGAAATATTGGATGGAGCAAAAATCAGATAGACGTTTGAAAGAGAACATCACAGATACAGCTGTAAAAGCTTTGGACAAAATCAACAGATTAAAGATGGTTTCATTTGATTTCATCGAAAGCAAGAAACATGAGGAAATCGGTCTAATAGCTCAAGAGGTAGAAACCATCGTTCCAAGAGTTGTCTCACGAGACCCTGAGAATCCAGATGGTTACCTGCATATCGACTATACCGCTTTCGTACCTTACTTAATAAAAGCCATCCAAGAATTAAATCAAAAAATCAACTTAATGGAGGAAAAATATGGATCAATCATTTGACCAATTAGTGACAGAATCACTTGCTAAACGCTTATCTGATGCAGAATTGCGTTGCGCACAATTAGAGGCACTCTATACGCTGACTGCCAAGAAATTGCAAGAGACTAATGACGTGCTGGCTTATGACTCAGCACTTAAAGAACTTTTTGAAGAAGTGAAAGGAAAAATGACAAATGGCAATTAATAATTACGAACTAGCAAGCAAACCTTATACTCGAGGTTTTGGAGACAATATCAAAACAGTAGTTGAAATTCGTTTATCAGAAGGCAATCGTTACAGTACGAACATGCGTGAACTAGCAGGAGACCGCACGACTGAGCAAGAGGATGTCTTGATTCAAGATGTTCTGGATATCCTAAAAGCTGAGCTAGATCCAGGCAGTGCCATTGTCAAAACACAGGCGCAGCTGGAACAGGCCAATCAGAAGATTGCTCAGAATGAGAGTGAACAAAATCGACTTTCTGCGCTTGCAAATAAAATTGACAAAGTCGTTCGTGTCATGGCTCAAGATTCTATTATGGGTGAAAAAATTGCCTACGGAACAACCTACAAGGAACTTGTCGAGCTTTTCCCACTTGCAGAGGAAGGCAAGGCCTATCAACAGGGTGATATGTTTGTGATTGAAGATCCTGAACATCTCGAATTGAACGGAGAGGGCAAGCGTGTCTTGATTCAGACAAACCAGGCCTTTACTTACAAAGGCGAATCTATCAAGCAACTTGAAGGTGGACCATCTCAAAATGGTTTACTTGCAATCTGGAAGTGGGAAGGCCAAAAAAACGAAAGTGATCTTGAAACCACTCGAGTTCCTGCACAGTAGATTGGAAGTGGTCTGATTGGAATTACTAGCATTTTTGGATAAATTGAGTCCGATTCTAATCGTGATTATTCCTAGCTATTTCTCCTTCAAAAGCACGCAGAACACAAAAGAGACTGACAAACAAATCAGTCTTTTATCTGATAAAATTAGTGCTATTGAAAAGACCGTCTCAAATGTTGAGAGCATCGGCAAAGATAATAGCAAAGGATTGAGCATCATTGGCAAAGGTCTTCAAAGATTACAGCGTTTTCGATTGCAAGAAAACCTAAAAAAAGCAATTAGACGAGGCAATACCAATCAGCATGAGATTGAGGAATTGTCTCGTCTTTATGAAAGTTACGTGGAACTTGGTGGGAATGGAGCCATCAAGGTATTGTATGAAAAATTTCTAGCATTGGAAATTGTGGAGGAAAATACAAATGCAACAGATTAACGAAATTTTACTCAACGGAGCAGTCAGCATCCTGATTATCTTGGCAGGGGTGGCAGTTAAGGCAGTCAAAGACTACCTCATTCAAAAGGGTGGGGAAAAGACCATCAAGATCGTTGAAATCTTGGCTAAGAACGCAGTCAATGCAGTTGAGCAAGTCGCCTCTGAAACTGGTTTTAAAGGCGAAGAAAAGTTGGAACAAGCACGCACTAAAATTCGTGCTGAGCTGACCAAATATAACATTAGCATGACCGACAAGGACTTGGACACTTTTGTAGAGTCAGCAGTGAAGCAGATGAACGACGCATGGAAAGGACAAGAGTAATGGATATCGATACAAGCAGACTACGTACAGGATTGCCCCAGGTTGGTGTGCAACCTTACAGACAGGTACATGCGCACTCTACGGGGAACCGCAACTCAACCGCTCAAAACGAGGCAGACTACCACTACAGAAAGGACCCTGAACTTGGGTTCTTTTCTCATGTCGTTGGTAATGGTCGTGTTATGCAGGTCGGCCCTGTAAACAACGGAAGTTGGGACGTTGGGGGCGGTTGGAACGCCGAGACTTACGCAGCGGTTGAACTGATTGAAAGCCATTCTACTGAAGAAGAGTTCATGACAGATTACCGCCTTTATATCGAATTATTACGAAATCTAGCAGATGAAGCAGGCTTGCCGAAAACGCTTGATACAGACGACCTAGCAGGTATCAAGACGCACGAATACTGTACGAATAACCAACCCGACAACCATTCAGACCACGTTGACCCTTATCCATATCTTGCAAAATGGGGCATTAGCCGTGAACAGTTCAAGCATGACATTGAAAACGGCTTGACCGTTGAAGCAGGATGGAAGAAAAATGGTACTGGCTACTGGTACGTACACTCAGACGGCTCTTATCCAAAAGAGAAGTTTGAAAAAGTTGAAGGCACTTGGTACTACTTTGATGGTTCGAGCTACATGCTTGCAGACCGTTGGAAGAAGCATTCAGATGGCAACTGGTACTGGTTCGATAAGTCAGGCGCTATGGCGACAGGTTGGAAGAAGATTGCTGATAAATGGTACTACTTTGATGTAGAAGGTGCTATGAAGACAGGATGGGTAAAATACAAGGATACTTGGTACTACCTAGACGGTAAAGAAGGTAACATGGTATCAAATGCCTTTATCCAATCAGCTGATAAGAAAGGCTGGTACTACATCAAACCAGACGGAACAATGGCAGACAAGCCAGAATTCACAGTTGAGCCTGAAGGCTTGATTACGACTAAATAATTTTAAAAAATAAAATGAAAGGAAACTTTCTAAAATGTTCTTTCACCGCAGGCTCAGGCTTGCGGTTTTTTTGTTTGTTCTGAATCAAGAAAACATCTAACCAACCGACATCAATGTCGGTAGCAAAATAAATGGTTTGCCTGAAAAATTGACTTGTTGAAGTCAACAAATAGCTTTATAAAGCCCTTAGTTGCCAATTTTGTTGAGGTTAACAAAATTAGAGTTTGTATTTCTATTTTGCAAAAACACGCATTTTGAACGATTAGAAACAGAAATCACAATCCTATTGTTCAAAAAAGCGTTTTCTTGAAGAATAGGAAGGGGAATCGTGGTGTATTGTTGTCAAAAACGCCATTTTGTTAATAATAGATCCTTTTTATTTTTTGATTATTGTCAAAAACGGTGTTTTGTTAAAAAATAAAAACAGTGAAATTACTCACTGATTCTTTTGTAAACTACAAGGATTAAATTGTAACCTTCTCAACTATACGGGCAAATATGAGTATGAAAATGAATACGATGATGAATACGATTTAAAAAAATGATAGCAATTAATGAAAATGATTTTAATGAAAGATAAGTAAAAACTCAACTATTGAAAAGCGATGATAACTATTTGTAAACGCTTTTCACTTATGTAATAATAATCTTACAAGAACTGTAACGAAGTCTTGGCAAAAACAAAAATACCAGAGCTCCACCTCT